TGCTCAGGCCCGGGCCGCCGCCGCTGCTAGAGCTGCTCAGGCCAAGGCTGCCCAGGCTGCTGCCAAGGCNGCTGCCNAGGCTGCTGCCAAGGCTAGGGCCNAGGCTGCCCAGGCTGCTGCTAGGGCTAAGGCCAAGGCTGCCCAGGCTGCTGCTAGGGCTAAGGCCAAGGCTGCCCAGGATGCTGCCAGGGCCAAAATCTTGAAAGCGATGAAAAAGATGAGGAGGATGAGGAGGTGAGGAAGTTTATTTCTTTAAATTACAATCCATCTACGAAAGCACTAATAATCTCCATCGCGTCATCTCGACCGTATACAGTTTGCGTAAAAAAGAGAGTCATTTCGGCCTGTCCATATGACAAGTATGTATCCCGATACTTTTCATATATAGATGCGAGACCATCAAGGTTATTATCACACCAATTCTCTACATCTTCCTCGGTCATATCACGGTGAAGACCCCGTTCGATGAAATCGACAACCTCGTCGCTGAGAGGCATGTCGGTAATCACGGTACAGTCGTCGTCGGGGTGATTCATTTTAGTTACTTTTTTGTATATTTATAACCGACTTAGGGCTTCATCTCTGCGAATCGCACCTTTGATCCTACCACGAAGTTTGAACACATTTCGCCTCGTCTCCATACGATTTATGTTTCTACCAAAGTTCGTATCAGTCTTTTTGGCCAAATTCCTCAACTCAACCTTCTTGGCCTCTATGAAGTTGTCACGTGATTTATACTTCATCTTCTTAGCCCGGTTAGAATTATCGTTGGAGTTGTAGTTTGAAATAACAGAGTTTTTGTTATTGTTATTGTTCCTGTTCTTAACCTGCATCTCAATCTCATTACGCCTCTTATTCACATTATTCATGAATTTTACAACTTTCCTCCTATGATTCATCTTCTCAACCTTGGTGAGACCTGCCTTGGTGTACTTGTTCTCGATGTTCCTGCGGAGTTCAACCTTTTTGTTGAGTGCATTCTCGATCGCATCGAGATCTCCAATTGATTTCGCAGCCCTCAATTCACGAGCCCAAAGGCCTATACGACCCTTTGTAAAACCCTTTCTTTCTTGAAATTTACCGTCATTNTTAGGTATCATGTTCAGTTCCTTAGTGATCTTATTCTTGAGTTTGTTTCTCTCAGAGTTGAAATTCTTGACATTTACNTTTACATTATTTACATTTACGGCATTATTAGAGGGAGGGAGGGACACATTATTGTTGTTGGCACCTAATCTAAGACCCCCATTAAAACTGTTCTTGTTTTGTAACTTTCGAGTATTACTTAACGTATTCGCATTTCGTTTAGCAGCTCCTAATGTTTGATTAGTGGTATTAAATAAGTTCATTAATTTCTTCTTATTCGCATTCGGTAAACCCAAATTGTTTATGTGCTTACTTAATTCATTGGATTCGGATTTTTTGTTGTTAAATATCGGGTTATTCGTCATATTTGGTTCAAATAAGGGATTATTCTGTGTAGTCTTATTGTTGTTATTGTTACTGTTACTCGAGTTATTGTAAATAGGTTTATTGTTGTTATTGTTACTGTTACTGTTACTCGAGTTATTGTAAATAGGTTTATTATTGTTTAATTTCACTTTATTAATGTCAGATGAAATATCAGTTTTCAGTTTGTTTATAATTTCATTTGTAAGTTGATTGGAATTGACTTCAATCTTCTTGTTTTTTACAGGTTTGTTCGATGTATTNTTATTGTTTTTTACAGGTTTNTTCGACACGTTCTTCTTGTTAATCGTATTCTTGATATTTTTACGCATAGAATTTACGATTTCGTCATTTACTGCACGAGTTATTAACTCGTCAGTCATGTTATTTACTACTTGATTGTTACGCTCATTGGTGGCATTGAAATTATTGTTAGGTTTAGAATTCGAAATTTCGTTATTTAACTCTTCATTGACTGCGTTAGTTATCAACTCGTCAGTCATGTTTCTTATTGCCATTTGCTTGTTAAACTCCTTGGTGGCATTGAAATTGTTGTTGTTCTTGTTTTTGGCTCGGTTTTGACGCTTAGCTTCGTTATTCAGTTGCTTGTTAAGCTCCTTGGTGGCATTGAAATTGTTGTTGTTCTTGGGTTTGGCCCGGTTTTGACGCTTAGCTTCGTTATTGAGTTGCTTTTTACGCACAGAATTTGAGATTTCGTTATTTACTGCATTATTTATTAACTCTTCAATCATGTTATTCTCAATCTTGTTGGGCTTCACGTTGATTGGAGGTGGATTCACATTAGGTGGGAGTGTATTCTTACCGATACCATTGTTGGGTTTCACATTAGGTGGGAGTGTATTCTTACCAATACCACTGTTGGGTTTCACATTGACATTCTTCTTCTTACCACCCTTGAAATAATTGAAGAAGCTCTTACCCTTCTTAGCGGGGGCAGCGGCAGTGGCATTCTTCTTCTTACCACCCTTGAAATAATTGAAAAAGCCCTTACCCTTCTTAGCGGGGGCAGTGGCAGTGGCATTCTTTTTCTTACCACCCTTGAAATAATTGAAAAAGCTCTTACCACTCTTTTTAGGAGGGGGTGCATTTGGCCTCACATTATTGTTACCAGTTCCATTGTTTGTAGTACTGGGCTTCACATTGTTGTTTGGTTTCCCGTTGTTTGGTTTCCCGTTGTTTGGCTTCACATTGTTGTTTGGCTTCACGTTGTTTGGCTTCGGCATTGTTTGGCTTCGCATTGTTGTTACCAGTTCCAGTGTTGGTAGTACTGGGCTTCGCATTGTTTGGCTTCACGTTGTTGGGCTTCACATTAGAGGGTCTAGGAGGAATGGGGGCAGGACCTGGTACTACCGTGCGTCCTTTTAAGAAATTTGGTGTTCCACCTGGTGGTCCCCCGACCGGTGGGCCACCAGCCCCGGGACCCGATTTTTGCTGTAAAAATGCGGGAGTTGTTGTAGGTGGGGGTCGATTGGGAGGTTTGGGGAAAAATGGTACCTTCGCGCCACTTTTTATATTTTTGGGAGTTAAGCCTCTATTACTCATAAATCTGACACGCTTTGTGGTCGCTTCAATTAACTCCTTTTTTGTCATGTTTTCTGTATTTTCAACACCAACCTTATTGGCTATCCTGAGAAGATCTTCTCTCTTAGTCTTGGGATCAAATAATAGGTCATAATTCCTGTTACCTAATACAACCTTAGCCTGTTCAGGTACTAAGGGTTTCTCAGGTACATTTGGTCCTTTGAAAATCGTTACAACTTTCGCTGCTGTACTTTGTACTGCTGCGGGGCGTTTTTGTACGGTCTTTTTCACTGCTGTACTTTGTACTGCTGCGGGGCGTTTCGCTGCTATGGAACATTTCACTGCTGCGACTGAAGACCGTTTACTTAATTTGACAGGTTCGGATATATTCAAAAACTGGAGACGTTTCAGAATTGTATCAGTGAGCTGTTTCTTCGTCAACGTATCAACCTTTTTGATGTTAATCTTTTCAGCCAACTTTTTCAAGGTGACTCTACTCGAAGACCTGTCAAACAATTTCTCATAATCATTCGAATTGAATGGTGATTTCTTATCCAGTAGATACATTCTATCTGGTGTAAGAACCAGGGGTGGTAAGAGTAACTTTCCTTCCTGGATATTAGTGTATACTTCACAAATATTCTTTTTTGTTAGTTTAGTCTTTCTTCCGGTTTTGATTTTAACCACGTTCCGGAGAATTTTAACGCTCGTGCCCTTTTTGCACGGGTCTGTCATATATTTTAAACTAACAAAAAAAAGTGATTAATGGCTCATGTATCCCCTATTGAACAATTGAACTTTTTCTTCATAACTCATACTGAAATCAAACACATCCGTGTCTTCGACATTGATCTCGTGTATTTCTATTGGTAAATCGTAAGTCACGCGGTTAGACAGTGCTGAACGAACCAAACACTCTACAAATTGTTTTGGTGTTTGTATATCTTCTTGATATATTCGATTCATCTTAATCTTAACACATGTAACTTCATATGGTTTTTTATCAAAAAATGGTGTCATTGGGTATTCCTCCTTCATACCCCCATCTACGTAGGTTTCACCGTTATACTTACCACACGCAAATATGAAAGGTACAGCCATACTCATACATACAGCATCTATGATATTCATGTCCGGGTGGGTATCTTTAGAGAAATACACCGTTTCAGAAGTATTCATACAGAATGCTGAAATGTAAATTTTCATATCAATTTCTTTAAAAGTGGGATCACACCCACATATTTCTACTAATTTTTTACGAATGGGTGCCATATCAACAAAACCAAATTTGTTAAAAAAGGACCCTATACGTATCTTAACAAAATTGGGGACATTCAAATTTAATGAAGTTTCCAGAATTTCATCAACCGACATTCCAACCCCTAAGAATAATGCTAAAATCGACCCAGCGGAAGACCCTGAAATTTCCTTGACATCAACTAATTCAGACTCCCGTGCTTTTAATACACCGATCAATGAAAATATTCCCATAGACGCCGGTCCGAGAATAAGATACTTCATCTTCCTACTTAATAGAATTGAGGAAATTGACGACGTAATATCGCAAATACTAGAGCGTACACGACTGCGTGTGTCAGTACGGATTCTATGCTCGTCTGACCAGATCCGAAGATACCACCCGACTTGGGGGGAAGTGTGAGTAAGAGACCAGGGCTTAGTAAGATAAAGAGAGCGGTGGTCACGAGTAAGTCGGTCTTTGTGAGTACGATGCCCATTGTTTTGGCAATTAGGCTGTACACGAGAAAGAATACAAGTGCGTGGAAAAATACTGCCATCTGACCAGTCTTTCGGTTCATGAAAGAGATTTTTGAGCCGTCGGTGGTCAGAAGAAGACCAGGGCTTAGTGACAAAAAAAGAGCTGCGGGGATGGCGACCTTTTGGGACGTGATATCGGGTAACATTTAATATACACACATATAATTTTTGGCGTAATCGGTAAAGTCATTAAATGTAGCTCCACGCATCATATCTTCGTGTACACCATTTTCATTTACAATGCGCCTGATGTTTCTCCAAATATGACCAAGTCGCTCTTCGTACCACATCGTCTGTTCCTGATATTCCCATGTTGTGCGCATCAAATCGGTGTCACGCTCTTCATAGCAAAACTCGACAAAGTCGCAAAACTTCCCAGTGTGTTCAATCTGTGCATCATACAGCAGTGTATTCATCGTATTCCACATGTAATGTAATTCATCTGAGTATTCGACTTCCCAGTCTTCGATATTCAGAGGAGTGTGTTCATTTTCGAACCCTTCGTCATCACTGACATCGGGATCAAATCCGTTATTGGCTTCGTATACGTATTGGCTCCAGACCATGGTTAGTTACTTATCTTCTTTCTCGGGTTTATCCTTTATACCAGTTAGTGACAGGGAGGTGGACTCTTTCACTTTAAGACCATCTTTAATAGCATTAAGTGCGCCTTCTACTTTTGCTTCGTCGCCACCAAAAAATTTCAAAAGTCCATCTTTGATGGCGTCTTTGTTAATACTGCCCTTACGAACAGATTTGCGGAGGCTTATTTTACCTTTCCTGAGGTTAATGGTATCAATACCCTGCTCAACCATATGCTTCTTCACATTCTCCTTGAGACGCTTCTCTTCTTGGTTGAGGATTTTGATATCAGCTTTCGCTTCAGAAAGTTGTTTGGAAAGTTCGACAAGCTTGGAAACGTTACCCGAAAGGTCGGTTCCAACGGAGGTCATATGTTATCCTGTAATTTAATCTTTAAGCACACAAACTACGCTGCATGAGATCGGGGACGATAGTGGAGTTGTTCCACACGAAGGGATCCTTGCTGTTAGGGGGATCCGCGCGGATTTGCTGATTGGCATTGCGGAGGGCACCACCGATGGTTTCGGGGAAACCGACCTGGGCACGGGGCTCGAGGAAGTTTTGTCCCTTGAGGATATCCTCTGGGGCAAACTGTCCGAAATCTTCTTCGGAAGCTACCTCACGAGGGAGAAGAGAGGAGGCGAGACCGGTACCCTTCTGCATACCACCATCCACGGGGGCTGCAGCGGGGCCAATGACCGAACCGCTACCGAAGCCAACGTACTCGCGCTCATTGATGGAGTAGTCGGAAGTGTTGTTAAGAGTAGTGAGTAAGTAGACAACTACGGCAATGGCCACGAGAGTAAGTATCTTAGACTGGTGACGCTTGAGCATATTAGCGATCATCTTTATATATTAGTAACAAATTTTTTTTATTGGTCGTCATCAACAAATGCATATTCGTCTGGGTATGTGTCGATGATTGGCTCTGGGTGAAGCCTGACCTGAACGAGATTCCATGTGCACGCGAATGATTTCTTGGCGAACCAAAGTTCGGAAAATTCGAGGATGACATCACAAGATTTATCCTTCTGGAGAGTTTCAAAATCAACCGCCTCCTGCTGAGAATTGAAAACCTTGGTGACGTCGATTCGTTCGCACCTCAGCTGGTTGTCTGGTGCACTTTGTGTGTAAGCTCCCCTGATAACATCCTCAGATAACTCCTTACCAAACCAATCAACCGCACTCTCTTGGGCGGCCGTGACATTCCCTGAATCAATTACCTTGATCTTCTCAACATTCACATCAGATACGATGTCAATGAGAATATCGTCAGAAATGTCAGAAATTTTAACACCATTCAGCTGAACGAAAACCTTTCGCTTGTTATCATTGCGAACCTTCACAGTTCGGAGGCCATCTTCACCTTTGGCGAGGGTATCAAAAATCATTTATACTCTATATGTGTTTCATTTCTTTAACCCAACAAACGGTATATTAGACGCCTTGTCTAGAATCGATTTCGAGAGCCAGTCATTTCTATTTCCTCTGTACCCATACAATGTTTTCTTAACATTGACATTCTTGTCAATTTTTTGCGCATTCTTTGGCCTGTAATTTTGTTCATTTTTTACATATGACTTATTACTAACAGTTTTCCACTTGAGTGATTCTACATTGAAGCGTTTATTCCCTGATGATTTTTCGTAATTATTACCCACCTTTGTGCCCTGGGTAACTGTCTTAATGCCATGTACCAACTGCTTAGACAAACGCTCCTTTAGTGGTTCTGTCGTGAATTTACTATAGTTACGCGGGTTAATACCAGATGCTTTCTTAACGTTCACATTCCCGGGTTTGGTACGTACTGTGCGTACCCTTTTGATCTTATTACGAACCTTTTTGAATATATCATCGATAGAGTCNCTCNNTTTGA